TCACCAGCTGGCCGTTCACGACGGACCGCACGCGCTGCACGGTGCCCCCGAAGAAGAGCTCGCCGCCGAGCGTCAGGAGCACGTCCTGGCCCTCGTCGGGTTCCGTGCCGCCGAGCGTAAGGGTCAGCGTCTGGTCGCCGTCGAGGGTCTTCGAGAGTGTGAACCCGACGTTCTGCTGCGCATCCGTCCGGGTCACGCCGCCGATGGCCACGGCGAACGTACGCGCGGCCAGGCCGGCGTAGGTCACGCCAGCACGGCACGCGTTCGACCGGGCGGTGTAGGCCATCGGTTAGGCGACCTCGCGCAGGTTGCGCAGAAAGAACAGCACCTCGCGCCGGATCGGCAGCGCCTGGCCGCCCGATCCGGTGGCAGTGAACTGAAGTAGCAGCCGGCGCTCGGCGAAGGTCAGGTCGCCCTCGTCCGCCTGCAGCGCCAGGTCGGTGTTGGAGATCACCAGCGAGAACGCGCCGTCGGTCAGCGTGCCGCCGTTGGTGTTCCGCACGTCGCGGTTCGAGAAGACGGTGGCGCCCCCGGTGGCGGCGACCAGCGTGGCCGTCACCGCCGAGACGCTCGCCGCGGGCAGGGCGGCGCCCGTCTCGTTCTTCAGCGTCACCGAATAGGGGAACGTGCCCTTTTCGGGGATCGCTTCTGCCGCGCTGAACTCGACGCGGCCGCCGCCCTGGTCCGTCGCCATGGTCTACGAGCCCGCCGTCAGCGTGAGGTCGTAGGTGACCTGCAGCGAGTCGCTGCCGGCAACCAGGTTGACGGCCGAGAACACCGAGCGGTCGAGCAGCACGCCGCCGCCCGTGGCCGCCTGGCTGAAGATGCCGTGCTCGGTGATGGCACGCGTCCCGCCCGAGTCCGGCGAATAGGTGCCGACCGTGCGGTAGACGTTCGCGCCGTTGTCGCTGGCGTACTGCGTGGACTCTTCGGTGACCAGCGCGGTGTCGCCCGAGGCCTCGGCGGTCGTGCCGGTGCCGAAGCCGTGATACTTCATGTTCTCGAGCTCGACGAGGTTCTGGAACGCGTCGACGATGTAACCGACGCCCGCCGTCGTCACCACGCGCGTCGAGAGCGTGCCGTAGACGGTCACCTCGCCCCCGAAGGCGGCGGCCAGCTCGTGCACCGGCACGTTGTCGCGCAGCGCCGTCAGCAGGCGCGCCAGGCGTTCCGGCGCGAGACCGGCGGGGCGCCGGTAAACGGCGCCCGCGAGGCGCGCGTCCGCGTGCGCGATCCCAGGGATCAGCCCGGTGAACAGCTGCGCGGTGGCCAGCTTCGGAAGGTCCCGGCGGCGATACCGGAACCAGTTCTGCAGGTGCCAGCGGAGGCCGGGGCCGGCCACCACGGGCGCGGCGCGCAGCGGGCCGAGGTCGCGCACGACCTGCGCGGCGCGAGTGCTCGACGGAGCGGTGTGACGGGTGATCTGCATCGGGCTACTCCTGCACCGGCCCGCCGGGCACCTTCGCATCGAGCGCGGTGATGGCGGCCGTGATGTTCTCGCCGACGGCGCCGAGCGAGTCCCCGGTCTCCGGGTTGGTGACCACGACGCGCCGCGCGGCGGTGCCGGGCGTAGGCGTCGTGATGACGTAGGTGGCGCGGGAGCCCACGCGAGCCACGATGGCGTTCAGGCGGTCAGCGTTTGTCAACATGCGGTCTCTCCTCAGTAGGCCCCGGCGATATTCAGGCGGCCGCGCAGGCCCAGGCGGCGCATCACGGCTTCGCTCACCGTGTCCGCGAGCTGCTGCTGGCTGGCGTAGTCGCCGACGAGCGCCCCGCGCGCGTCGACGTGGATGGACACGCCCCCGCCACCGCCGCCGCCGAACGCCTGCTCCTGGCGCATCTGCGCCTCGGTCTGCACCCGTTCGCGGCCGTGCAGGATGGCCCAGCGGCCGGCGCCGAAGTCCCGGATCCCCGCACTGCCCCCGGCGTAGCTTTCGTACGTGTCGCCCGCGCCGTTGCGGAAGTCCCGGCCGCGGCCGCCACCACCGCCGCCACCACCATCGCCGCGCTCGCGGTAGTTCACGTCCACGTCGACGTTGCGGGGGATCCTGTCGGTCGCGGCCGCCGTCGCGAGGATGCGGTCGATCAACTTCGACAGTTTGTCCATCACGGCGCCGATCTTGTCGTTCAGCGTCTCCGCGAACGGCACCTGGGACATGTCGGTGAAGGCCTCGCCGTTCTTGTCGATCAGCGTGCCGGCCTCGATCATCTTGCGGACGATCGGCTCCCACTCCTTCGGGACCGTGGTGCCCGTCTCGATCGCGCGCTGGATGAAGGCCCCGAGCTCGTCGCCGGCGCCGGCGATGATGTCTTCCATCGACACGCCGATCTGGAGCATCGCCTCGATTTTTTCGGTGAAGGCGGCGGCCTCTTCGTCCATCTGGGCCTGCTTGAACGCCTGGCCGGCCTTGTCGGCACTGATGCCGAACTCCTCCATGGCCGCCTTCCCGAGCTGCATCATCTTCTGGTGCTTGTCGAGGCCATCGACCAGGTTCTCGAGGGCGCGCTGCATCGACTTCGCGTCTTTCGCGTTGTAGATGGCCTGCATCGACAGGCCCGCCTCCGCGGCGCGCTGCGCGATGACCGTGAGGCTCTCCCCGGCCTGCCGCGTGAACTGCCGCAGCATCTCGGAGGCTTCCTTGGATCCGGCGTTCGTGAACCAGCGCATGAAGGCGCTGCCGGCGGTGCCCGCGAACGATCCGATCGCGCCGCCGAGCGCCGCGCCGAGGGCCCCGGCGTAATAGCGGCCGATCGAGGCGCCCAGCGCCGCGCCGGCCTGGCTGACCATGGCCTTGATCGCGCCGCCCACGTCGCCGCCGCTTTCGAAGGCGCGCGCCAGCGACGCCGGCGCGGCGGCGATCACCGCCACCAAGCCGTCACGGATGTCCTGGCCGAGATACCCGACGTTCGTGCGGGCTTCCGCGACGCCGGCGTGGAAGGTCGCCCAGGTGTCGTTGAAGCGGATCCCAGCCATGGCCGTCATCGACTGCCGGACCTCGTCGATCAGCTCCCGGGTGTCGGTCAGGCCCTCGGTGACGACGTTCAGATAGCCGCCGGTGGTGACGCCGAACACCTTCACGGAGTCGCGGAACGCCTTGATCGCCTCGTCGGCGGCCTTCGTCTTCTCGGCGGCCGCCTTCGCGTTGTCCCCGTAGACGCCGACGACACGCGCGATCGACTCGACCGCCGGTTGCGCCTGGCCCTTGATCTCCTGCCGCATGCCCTGATAGGTCTGCTGCAGCGCGTTGCCGGCCTCGACGGCCTTCTGCTTCAGCCAGCCCGCGGCATCGCCGATGCCCTTCATGGCGCTGCCGACAATCGGCACCTTCGAGGCGGTCTCGGCCAGGCCCGACAGGAACGAGAACAGGGCCTCCTTGGCGCTGTTGAACGCGCCGAGCAGCTCCTGGCCGAACCACTGCGCCACCACCGACGCGACCTGCGCGGTCTGGCCGAGCCACTCCACCAGCTGCGTCAGGATCGGCAGCATCGGGGCGAGCACCGTGCCCAGCAGATTCATGCCGGCGGTCTCGAGGTGGCCCAGGGCGTCGCCGAGGTTGTCGCCGGCCGCCACCAGGTCCTCCGACATGACCATCCCCATGTCTTCGAACTTCTGGGTGGTCTCGCCGAGCTTGCCGTCGAGGGCGGCCAGGATCTCCTTGCCGCCCTTGCCGAAGATCTCCTGGGCGGCCGTGGCCCGCTCCATGGGGTTCTGGATGCCCGCCACCGCGTCGGCGATCTTCGTGAACGCGGCGTCGGGCGCCATCTTCACGAGGTCGTTCGCCTTCAGGCCGAGCTGCGCCAGGGCGTTCACCGCGCCGGCGTCGCCGCCCACCAGGCGGCGCCCCATTTCCCCGATCGCGTTGCCGACGGTATCGATCCCGACCCCGGCATCCTTGAAGGCCAGTTCGAACTTCTGCACGGCGCTGGTGCTGAGGCCCAGCTTCGCCGCGGTGTCGGTGACGCGGCCCGTGAAGTCGGTGAACTTCCCGATCGCCTTGGTGACCGCCTCGACGGCGAACGCCCCCGCGATGGCGTTCTTGATCACGCCCATGGCACGGCCGACGTTGCCCGAGATGCCGGACACGGCGGGGGTGATCTTGTCGACGACCGCGAGAATCGCGGTCAGGGTGCCCAGGTTCATCGGGTGCGGGTCCTCAGTCGGTCGGTCTCGTGTGCGATCACCAGGTCGAAGATCTCGTTCTCGCCTTCGCGCGGTACGTCCTTGTCAGACTCGGCCGCTTGCCACTTCGCAAACCAGAACGCGTAGTCGCGTTCTTCGAGCACCTGCGCCACCAGGTCCGGCGCCTTCCGCAGCTCCTTCAGCGCCGCCGTGGGGCGCAGGCCGAAGGCCTCACAGAGGCGGCTGACGATCAGGCCCTCGGTGGCGCGGCCGCGGCGCCCCTTGCTGGCCAGGTAGTCGTGCAGCCGCCTCAGTCGTTTTTTCTGTCGGCCTCCGTCTCGAACAGACCCGGGCGCGCCAGGCGCAGGATGGCCGTGGCGATGCCGTCCACCACTTCGGGCTCGAAGTCGTCGATCAGCTCGTAGCTCTTCGCGCCGCCGTCGATCGTCTCGATGCCGGCGATGCAGAGCTCGCGCGCGTCGTAGGCGGCCAGGGGGTTGCGCCGCTTCTCGGCCTCGACAGCCTCGCGCAGCGTGGCCTTCTTGGCTTCGGCGCGGTCCTGGGCCTCCTCGACGAGCTTCTGGAACTCGCTCACGACGTCGGCGCCGCCGTAGGCCTTGACGGTCTGCACGCTCGCGCGCTGCTTCGCGTCGGCCGCCTCCTCGAGGCGGCGCCAGCCCAGGCGCTTGATGACGACCTCGCCCGGGCCGTAGTAGCTCGTGAGCGTCGCCAGGCAGGCGCCGGTGCGAACGTCGGTGATGGTGGTCGTGCGGGTCTGGGGCATCGGTCGATCTCCTGCGTGGGGGCATGCGCCAGGCGGCGGGCCACGCGCGGCCGCCTGGGGGTGTGCGCCTCGCCGGGCGCGAACGCTCAGGCCTCGGTGACGGCTCCCGTCGGCTGCAGCGTCACGCTGTACTTGTGCAGCGCGGCGCGGCCGAGCTTCCGGCCGTACTTGGCGATCAGGACCTCGACGCTGGTGCTCTTCGTCGATCCGTAGACGCACTGCCAGGTGCGCGTGGCCTGCGACGGGCCGCTGGCCGTGGTGACGTACATCGCGTCGGGCCCGCTCGACGACGTGTCGTCGTAGAGGCCGCCCTGAACGATCGGCGCCATGCGCTTCACGCCGGTGGCCAGGGATTCGAACCACGAGTCGCCGAAGCTGTGCGACTCCTCGAGGATCGATTCGATCTCGACGTCGTTGATGTCGAGCGTGTGCTGGGTCATGTCGACCGGCGTGCCGCCCGAGTTGTCGACGTTGATGGTGACGCTGTTGCTGCCGTATTTTGCCAAGTTACTTACCTCGCGCTATAGTTGGACGTATGTCCAATCGACGGTGCGCCTGTGGCTGCGGCCTGATGGCCGGCGCGAGAGGCAAGTTTCATCACGGGCATCGCCCGCCCGAGACGCTCGACCAACGTGCAACGCTCTGCGAGTGCGGCTGCGGTCAGTCGCTGCCCCAGACGCGCGCCGGGCGCTACTACCACGCTCGGTTCCTGGTCGGGCATCACTTGCGCGGCCGAAGGCGTGGGCCTCGCACCGCGCCACCAGCCGCCGAAATCCCGACCGGGCGATGCGAGTGCGGGTGCGGCCAGTTCACGGCCATGGCCACACGCACGAACCGACGCTTGCGGTGGTTCCTCGGGAAGCCCATGCCGTACGCCGAAGGCCATGGCCAGCGAATCGCCAAGGCCGTGCCGAGCGGGCGAGAGCACTACGCGTTCACGGGGCGACGACGCGCTGGCGGCTACGTCTACGTGTTCCGTCCCGATCACCCAGCCGCGCCCACGACCGGCGCGAGGGCTGGATACGTGCTGGAACATCGCGTCGTGCTGGAAGCCACGCTCGGCCGCCTGCTGCGCGACGACGAGCACGGGCACCACATCAACGGCGTGCGTGACGACAACCGCCCCGAGAACCTGGTCGCGATCACGCGCAGCGCGCACCGTCGACTGCATCGCCCCGACGACGACAACGGCGAAGACTACCGCCGCCGCCAGTCGGAGAACATGACGCGCGTGTGGGCTGAGCGACGGGCCAAGAAGTAGCATCATCACTGGTTGCCGAGCTCCTGCAGCCACGCGGCCGCGGCCGCCTTGGCGCCCTTCGCGTGGCGGTGCAGCGCGATTGCGAACTGCTGCACGCGCGGTTGACTCCGGTCCTGGCGCGGCGCCTCCGCGGCGGCGACCATGGCGTCGGCCTGCGCCATCGCCTCGCGCAGCGCCTCGACGACGCTACCCACGGGCGAACCCCGCCATCACCGTGATCGAGCCTGAGCCGGTCACGTTGCCGTCGAACGCGAGATGCCGATTGACCGTGCCCGCCACGGTGCCTCGCTGCGCGGCCGGGGCGCTGGTGACATTGCTGAAGGTGACCAGGTCGGCGTAGGTGCTGTCGTCCGCGGAGTGGCGGATCTTCCCGACGAAGCCGGTGAAGCCCGACAGCGCGGTGACGTGCAGGTAGCCGGCGCCGCCGCCCGATGAGCTCGCGCCGGCGTCCTGCGACTCGGCCCCTTCTGTGTTCCAGTCGACCGTCTTCGCCGTCAGGTGCTGGAGCACAATGCCGTCATCGACCGACCCGGTGATCGTGCCGGTCTCCTTCACGCGGTGCAGCGCGCCGCGCTTCACGGTGCGGCTCTGCTTCGCGACGAAGATCCCAGCGGCGCCGACGAACTTGGCGCCCACCGTGTTGCCGGTCAGCCCCAGGCAGAGGATGCGCTGCGTGCCTTCGCTGCCGACGAACGGGTTGACCGCGTCGTCGAAGTAGCGTTCCAAGGCGAACGACGCGCGCTTCATGCCCGTGGCGGTGTCTTCCTGCCACGTCTTGCCGAGGCCGTCCGTGCGCTCCATGATCGACTCCTTCTCGGGGCCGTCGATCGTCTGGATGTCGCTGGGCAGCAGGTCGACGCCGTCGACCAGGACGAAGCCCACGCTGTTCGAGCCGTACTTGGCCATCGGCTAGCCCTCCGCCTTCGGCGCCAGCGCCGCCTTCAGCGCCGCCGTGATGCCGGCGACGTCCACCACCGGCGCGAGGGCGGCGTGGTTGACCGGGCAGGCCGCGTCGGGCACCCGCTGGTTGTGCGCATGGCCACAGGTGCACGACGCCGGGACCATCAGGCCCTGCGCGATCAGCCAGGGCCACGAAGCCACGGGCACCCGCTCGCACGACGCACCGGCGTCGGCCAGCACGCTGCGGTCCTTCGTCGTGAGATGCACGGCGGCCCGCCAGTCGCGGCCCGTCATGACGAGCTCGCCGCCCGAGAGCATCGAGCCACTCGTGGGGCTGGGGTTACGCTGCTGCTGGCTCATAGCCACACGCTCCACAGATGTCGCGGGACACCGTGCCAAAGCCCGCCGTGGGCACCAGGCGCAGGGTCTCGCCGCAGTTCGGGCACTTGTCGCCCCCACGGCCGTTCGGCACTCGCGCGGCGCGCACCTCGGCCGCCGTGATGGCGACGGTGGGCGCGAGCCCCACCAGGCCGCCCAGCGCCGTCGCCGTGCGCTGCGCGCGCTCGACTTCGGCCCGGATCTCGTCGCCGGCGATCCCCCCCGCGCCGAGGCGCGGTTCCAGCCAGCGGCCGATCTCGGCCAGCTCGCGCGCGAGGATCTGGGCGCCGGTCATACGCGCTTCTCCGCTTCCACGTTGAAGACCACCAGCGGCCGTCGGTGGCTGTCATAGCGCAGCACATACGGCGTCTGGAGGCACGACACGCGGTGGTAGAACGTGCCGCTGAGCGTCGCGGCCTGCACGCGCCCAAGGGCCTCGTAGCAGTCCTGCGCCATCGTCAGGGCCGCCTCGAGGTCGTCGGCCGGGCCGCGGGTGATGACCTGCAGGCGTGGCCACTCGAACACCAGGGCGTCGGCCCCGAAGTTCGGTTCGGACGTGCGGGCGCCGGCATACGGCAGCAGGCCGACGACCGTGCCGGTCTCCGGCCGGTCCTGCACGGCGCCGATGAACAGGTTGGTGCCGGCGGTCAGCGCCGGCACTTCCGTGGCGAGGTAGGTCGCGAGGTCCTGGGCCATCACGACGCGATCCCCAGTTCGGCGCGCACATCCTCGGCCACGTCACCCAGCAGCGACGGCGCCGCGGCGAGCAGCGGCCGCTCCAGGTACTTCGGGCCGCCGCCGTTCGGGTGGTTCAGACTCATGTCTTCGTGCTGCACTTCGGCGTACGCTTCCGCGGCGCCTCCGAAGCCCAGACGCACCTGCACGCCCCCGTCGACGTATTCGGGCAGCTCGACGTGGCCGGAGTCGCGCAGGATGCCCTGGTCGACCGGCACGTAATGCTCTTTCGAGTCGGCCATGATGGCCTCGCCGCGGCGATACAGCGCGCCACCGGTCGCCGTGAGCAGGCGCTGGGGTGCGGCGGCCAACGCGCCGAGCAGCTCGTCGAGGCCCTGCAGGGTCAGCTCGGCGTTCATCCCAGCGCGACCTCCGTCGCGTATCGAGCGCCGGTCGAGGGGTCGGCAACGCCGTCGAGGGTGAGCACCGGCGCGGTGCGGCCATCGGGCAGCGTGAAGCGGTCGCGCAGGTCCACGGCCACCGGCCGCGGGAAGATCAGCCGCGCAGTGCTCAGGCGCTCCTGGCCTTCGGTCGTGCGGACCGGGCGCTCGGTCAGGTCCACCACCGCCTGGCGCGACACCAGGGTCGCGTAGGTCGGCTTGCCGAACGTGTCCTGGCTGGTGTACGCCGCATGGCCCACCGTCGCCTGCAGGCCGGCCGTCACGGCATCGGCCGTGCGCAGGGCGGAGCGGATGAGGGCGTCGAGGGCCATGCGGTGTCTCAGGCGCGCGCCAGCGCGATCGGGCCTTCCATCGAGCGCGTGCGGACCGTGCCCCACGGCGCGACGAGATACCAGACGGCGTCCGGCAGCACCTTCACCGCGACGGCCGACGTGAACGTCATCGAGATGGACCCCACCGACAGCGAGGAGAGGCCCTGCGCCTCCACCTCGCTGTCGGCGGTGCGGTCAGCCGCGAGCAGCTGCCGCGCCAGTTCGGCGCAGGCCTCGACGATCCGGTCGGGGATCGTGGTGCTGCTCAGCGTGTTGCCGTGGATGTCGCGCAGTCCCGTGCGTGGCCAGGCGAGCCGCTGGGTGGTGGACGCCGCGGCGCCCGCCCACACAAGGTGCTGATCGAGCAGCCGCGTCGCGGTCAGCAGGGCGCGGTGCTTCTGCTCCACGTAGGCGGCGCGCCAGGCATCCCCGTACGCGTGCGCCTCGTGGTAGGCGTCCGCCTGCGCCAGCGTCGCGTAGACGTTGGCGTCCGCGGCGCCGGCCGTCGCGACGAGGGTGGGCGGCGGCATGGGTTACCCCTGCGCCGTGAGCGCGTCGATCTTGGCGGCGAGCGCCTTCACGATGCCCGTGCGCGGCTGCGGGCGCGCGGCCTCCTGCGCCTGCAGGGCTTCGAGGGCCTCGCGCGTGGTGGCCGCCTCGATGATCGGGATGGCCTGCGCGACCGACAGCGTGGCGATGTCGACCGCCGGCGCCGAGGCCGCCGCGGGAACGGGCGCCGCGGGCGCGGGGGCCGGCGTGCCAGGGGCCTCCGGCGGCGGATCCGCCGCGAACAGCGTGTGCACGGCCGGATCGAAGTCGCGCTTCGCCAGCACGAGATAGTCCCCGGGCTTGTCGGGGTCGGCGATCTTCAGAAAGTCCATGGGTGAGCTCCTGCGGTGTGGCGGCGTGCCCGAGGGTGGCGTGGCGCCAGCCCCCGGGAACACGCGCGCGAGTGTCAGGACGTCAGGCCGCTAGTCGCGGAAGCGCACGGCCTTGTTGCCGTCGAGCGTCTTCACGCCGTAGAGGCAGTCGAGGGCGACGAAGAACTTGTCGTTGCCCGGGTCGGCCCAGGTGCGGGCGCGGACCGAGAGGCGCGAGGTCGGGTCGACAGGGGTTGCGAAGACCTTGACGCCCTGGCCGTCGTAGAAGTCCGGCAGCTTCGCCATCGCGAGGGCGAAGGCGTTACGGTGGAACGCGAGGTTCTGCACCTTCGACGCGCCCGAGGTGCCCGACAGCACGAAGGTCAGCACCTGGTTGTCGACGACGGCGGACTCGAGGCCCCCGCCCTGCACGTTCGGCGAGCCGTAGAACGACACCGTGGCGTTGCCCGAGCCGTCCGCCGTGGCATCCGCGGTCAGCACGTACTGCTGCGTGTGACCGGTCACGACCATGATGTCGCCCGTCTTCAGGGCCGCGGCGGCCGAGATGCCGTCGAGGACGACCGTCTTGATGCCGGCCGCGTAGCCGGCGCCGTTGTTCACCGCGCCCGCGAGGTCCGCGACGGTGGCCGAGGTGGCCGTCTTCACGTTCTGGTTCGCGAAGAAGTTCATCCCGTATCGCGAGCCGAGGAAGCCCGTCATCTGCGAGACGACCGCCGCGTCGCCGCCGCCCTGGTTCTGCGTGAAGGCGCTGACGTCGAGCAGCTCCTTCTCGGCGGTGCCGTCGATCATGAAGTGCACGGCCGAGGGGTCGTTCAGCGGCACCTTGTTGTTGAACAGGATCTTCCGCACGCCGGTGATGTCGCCGACGACCATGGGCGAGCTCGAGTCGGCGTACCACGGCACGTCCTTGTAGAGGTCGCAGAGGTCCTGGTCGATCTTGTCGGCCAGGGCGTAGGCCGCCGGGCGGATGTGCTCGTCGATGATCTGCTGGCTCGAGTAGGCCAGTTCCTTGTCGGTGAGGGAGAACTTGACCTCCTTCAGCGAGCTCAGGTTGATCTGGATGTTCGACGCCGTGATGTCCTGGGCGGACGACGGACCGTCCTGCGCGCTGAACGACCCGGGCACGCGGATGTCGATGTACTGGCCCTTCGTGCGCGACGTGGCGCCGTCGTCGAAGCCGCGATAGACGCGGCCCGCCATGCCGAGCGCCTTCTCGAGCGCGGTCAGGGCTTCCTGGGCGTAGAAGATCGGGTTGTACGACGAGAGGGTGTTGGGCATGGGCTCCTCGATGACGTGCCGGACTGGGTGCTGTGACCGAAGTCACGCGACCATCCCGGTCGTCGCCGAGGGGCGTCTCGCCGCCTGGCGTGCGTGGTGTGGGTCCCTGCGTCGCGAGCCGCGCGCCGGGCGCGGCTACTCGACGATCTCGAGCGACTGACCGGCCTTCGCCGCGGCCGCACTGGCGGCGGCATACTTGTGCCGATCCTTCGCGTCTTCCTTGCTGATGGTGTGGGGCCCGCGAGGACCGCCGCCACCACCGCCGTTGTTGGCCCCGCCGCCGCTGCTGCCCTCGAAGAGGTGCGGCGCCTTCGGGGTGATGCTGTCGGCCCACTCGTCCATCGACATCGGCTCGTTCGGCTTCTTGCCGAACATCACCTGGTCGCCCTGCATGGGGACCGCCTTGCCGTCGACGAGTCGATAGACCTTGCGGCCGCGTTCGAGGAAGTCTTCCATCGCCTCGGCGCGGACCTTCTTCGAGGCGCCCACAGCGCGGAGTTCGTTGTCGATGACCAGCTCGGCCAGCCGCTTCTCGGCCGCGGTCAGCTTGCCGTCGCGGTCGGCGAGCTTCTGCTCGAAGTCCTTCACGAGGCGCTCGGTCCGGCTGCGAAGCAGCTCTTCGACCTTGCCCTCGTCGATCAGCTTCTTGTCCTCGAGCTCCTGGAGCTTGGCGAGCGCCTCACGCGCTTTCGCCGGGTCCGTGTCGCCGAGCTGCTTCTTGAGTTCGCCCAGCGTCTTCTCGAGGGTGCTGCGGGTGGTGCGCTCCTTGTCGAGGGCGCTCTTCAGACCGGAGACGTCTTCGAAGTCCGCATCCAGCACGAACGTCCCGTTCGCCTCGATGTAGAGCCCGCGCAGTGCCTCCGGCAGTGCGTCGAGTTCCGCCTTCGTGAGTTTCGTCTTCAGCTGTGCCAACGGGGCCTCCTGGGTGACCGCGCGCCCCTCCCGGGCGCCGGTGAGCCGACGCCCTATGCTGCACAGCGGTCAGGCCTCGCGTGTTTTTTTAGTGCGAGTAATTCCCCGCACCAGTTCGCGGCGGAGCACCGCCGACACGCCGACGCCGGTCTGAATCGCCTCGCGGCAGTAGTGGTCGTACACCGCCGGGGCCAGGCGCACGTAGACGCCGACGGGTTTGGCTTCTGGCGGCAACGGGGGGCGGCCGCGGCGGCGCTTCTCACCCACGGCGGCGGAGTTGCTTGGCACGTTGGCGGTTCCGTTCATCGCGGTGGCACTGGAAGCAGAGATCATGCTGGCGATCGGCCTGCACGCGGCCGCCGCGCACGCGGAAGAGCGCGGGGCGCTTGCGGCAGCGGCGGCAGGGCTGGGCGGCCATGGCTCACTGGAGGCCGTGCTGCTCGACCAGCTCGCGGCCGTCGGCGGCCTGGTGGATGACGATCGGGAACTGCAGGCGATCGCCGGTCTCGCTGTCGACGACCTGGATGCGCGGCTGGCACCAGCACGCGCATCCAGAGTCATCGTGCGGCCGCAGGTCGTCGATCGGCACGATGTGGATGAGGCCGCCCTTCTTGGTCACCTGCCACCTCACGACGGCTTGCGAAGGAACGCCACGGCGGGCTCGATGTACTCGCGCCGATACTCGCGTCTGAACGCGTCGATGTCGTTGATATTCGGCGGCAGCGTCGTCGCCGGCGCGTAGCACAGCCGCTCGCGGTGCGGGCTCACCGGCCGCTGCGCGCGATACCACGAGCCGTCGATCGACCGCCCGACCAGCGTGCCGGGCTTCCAGAAGCGCAGCTGGTCGTGGTTCACGAAGAGCCCGTGCGAGACGCGCGCCCGGTACGACGTGATCAGCCAGCCGCACTCCTCGCACCGCTGCTGCAGCCCCTCGGGCGGTGCGGCGGTGTGCAGCACGCAGACGCCCTCGGCGGCGACGGCCTGCTCGCTCGGCGACGTGGCCAGGAGCCGCTGGAACTGCGCCGGCTGCAGGCGCAGCGTGAAGACGCGGCCCCGGCACAGCCACTCAATGACGCCGTCGGGCGGCGCCGGGAGGCGGTGGCGCGCGCCGCACGGGCATGGAACGTTGACGAAAATCGACGTGATCATCGCGGCTTTCCGAGCAGCTGCACGCGCATCTCCAGGCTATGGGCGAGACCATCCAGCGCCACCATGCGGGAGCCAGCGACGAAACCGTCAACCTCGCAGTAGCTGGAGCGGACCGTTACGAAACGACCAGCGTCGAAGTGCCGCGCGAGGTCGTCGACCGTCTTCAGATCGGCCACGTCGCGTGGCCTCAGCGTCTTCGCCAGGTCGACGAGCATCGCGCGCACGCGCTCCAGGTCGATCGGCTGCAGGCCCCACGCGTCGACCTCGGCCTGCACCTCAGCGTGCGTGAAGGCGCGGCGGTCGGGTCTGTCGTAGAAGCCGGCGCCATCGACGGGCACGAGCACGGTGCGCTGCTCCGGCACAAGCTTCCGGCCGGTCGTACGGTCGAACATGCGGGCGCTCATGACCGCCGCACCACGGTGGGCTTCGACGGCTTCTCACCCGGCAGGCGGTCGTAGCCCTTCACGCGCAGCGCCTGCTGGAACTGCTCGCGCAGCGCCGGCACCTTGTCGATGCTGTCGATCCAGATGGCGAGCTGGCGCTCGGGCGGCAGCTTCTGCCAGGCACGGATGCGCTTGCGGGTGCGCCACCAGGACTGGATGCGGTCGGCGATCGTGGGCATGGTTCATCTCTCCTGTGTGCGATGCGGGCGCTGCGCGCGGAGCACCGGAAACGGGCCGAACGGAAGGGCCGCGCGCGCCCGTGCGCGCCGCCTAGCCACCGCCGGAGGCACTGGCGCAGGAAGCGCCGCGGCGTGGTCGTGCAGACTTTCGAGGCGCTGGAGCTCTGCGATCAGGGCTTCGAGGCTCGGCTCCGGCGGCGCCGTGTCGCCGGTCGCTTCCTCCCGCACCACGAGCACAACGAAGCGCGCGTTCGAGCAGGCGGCGACGACGTTGGGCGTGAGATAGCCAGGCGCCATGGCTATGCGGCGGCCCCCACGCGCCGCGGTATGACCAGCACGGTCGTGCACCGGCAGTTCGGGTGCAGCGGCGGACCGTCCCCGCCGCCGTGCGGGAAGGCTTCGTCCAGGCCCACCTCCACCCCGCCCAGCGGCTCGCACGCCGGGCACAGGCGGTCGTCGTCGGTCACCACCCAGCGCCGCTGCACGTTGCCGGGCAGCAGGCCCTCTGCGCGCGCCTGGCGCCAGGTCTCGTCCCGGCCCTCGCGGCCGGCGCGGATGGTCTCCGTGCGCGCGATCGTCTCGCTCCGCTGCCGCAGGAGCTTCGCCGCGTAGCGGTCGGCCGCGCGGGCCACCACGTCGGCGGTGGCCCCCTCCTCGAGCAGGCTGAAGCGATAGTTGATCACCGCCATGCTCTGCCGCTCGGTCAGGCCGATCGTCGGCCGGATGAGGCGCGCCGCCTCCGCCGGCGGGATGCCCTCGCGGATGCTGCGCGTGATCGTCGCCTGGATCCCGGCGCGGGTGGTCTCGGTCACCTCGCGCACCAGGCGGGCGCCCTGGCGGGCCGCCGTCAGCGCCCGAGGGTTGACGACGTCGAAGCGCAGCTGCAGGCGGTACTGCTGGTCGAGCGCCCGCTGCGTCTGCCGCTGGGCCTCGTCGAAGATGCGGTTCACGGTGGCCACCGCCGCGCGCAGCTCGGTCGACAGGCGGGCCAACTTCGCTTCGAGGCGCACGCCGATGCGCCCCTGGCCGATCGCCTCGATCAGCTCGTCGAGCGTGACGGTCTCGCGCAGCGCGGCGACGGCCTGCAGGAACTGGCGTCGCACGGCCGGGCGGAGGCTGTCCGCGAAGGCGTGGATCGTGGCGGCGCGAGGGGTGGCCATTAGCTTCCGACGCGCTGGTCGGTGCCTTCCCAGGTGAACTGGTCAAGCGGAAAATGCCGGCGACACGTGGCGCAGAACGTGCCCGAGTAGAACCCGGGGTCTCGCGCGTAGGTCTCGGCCAGCGACAGTCCCATCGTCGTGGACGTGCCGCAGGCGGCATGGGTGTAGCTGCGCCGCACCGGACGCACGAAGCCCTTCGCTCGCTCGTCAGGGCTGAGCACCACGTAGCCCCGCTGCTGCCCGCTTGCGGTGAGTTCGGTATGTGATCGATCGGCTGGCACTGGGTCGCCGGTGGTGAGCTCGATGTTGCTACGGTCTACAGGAGGCACGGGGTTGTCGACGCTCATGAGGGGAGACCGCCTTCCTTGCGCGCCAGACGCCTGGCCGACGCTTCGTCGACGAGCCCCAGCACAATGCCTTGGCCGTCGACAAACCGGATGGTGATGGCGCGCCGATCGCCTTCGGCGAAGGCGTGCAGCTCTGCTTCGGTGATGACGAGTGGCTGGTCGCTGTCCCCGACGTAGCGACGAACGAGCAGGGCGGCGATCTTGTGCCACATGTCATGGACGGCGGCAGTCGTGCGGTGATTTGGGTTCAGCTCCATCTACGCACCGGCCTGCTGGTCATCCTGCCTGTCCACCGGGGCCGGCGGCCCCGGCCGTCCGCCCTGCGCATCTGGGGACTGATCGTCACCAGGCGTCGGCGGCGCGCCCGCGAACGCCTTCAGCGCGTCCGGCGTCGCGTCCGCCGTGTCCGCGTCGATCTCGTCCCGCTCCTGCTCGAACGTCACACCCGGCCGGGTCAGCTCGGCGCGAGTGAGGTTCCAATAGAACGTCCGGCTGCTGATCTCGCCAGCCTGCAGCGACAGCAGCAGCTTCGCCACCAGGTCGGGCGAGATGACCACGCCGAGGAAGTCCGTGTTCAGTTGCACGGTCACGGCGTCGTCGTCCACCGTGAGCCCCGCCCACCACACGTGCCAGCGCAGCGCCTGGGTCAGCGCCTGGTCGACGGCCATGGTGACCTTCTTCAGCACCGACTCGTCGCCGGCGTGCCGCAGCCGCACCGTGGCCGCCGCTTCGGCGTCGGCCTTCTGCGCTTCCAGCAGGCGGGCGCCGAGTACGGCCATCTGCTCCTGCTTGTCCTTCAGCGCCTCGCGGAGCGCGCCGAGGCCCTGGCCCGTGTATTCCAGCATGCCGACCTTGGTGTCCGGGCTCTGGAACGTCCACGCGACCGAGCTGCCGATGCGGTAGACCGGCGTGGCCACGGCGTGGCCCTCGGGGTTGTCGGCGCTGGCGGGGG